CTAACCGAAGAGGATGCACTGCTGAATGCAAGGCTAGCCCGAATACTTACAATCGAGGACTATGATACCGAACAGCAAGAACCCAAACTCTGGACGCCCGAAGCTGCCTATACCATTAACGATGGAACAGGACTTCAAGATGAGAGTGATTGAAGATAATCTACGTAAACATTATAACAAGAAGGAAGATGTGATTACCGTCTTCCTTGCATTACAACGTCAGAACTTTGCACTGAGCAATGCTCTGAAAGATTTTATAGAAAATAGTATTATTATTTAACATGTCAGAACTAATCTCCCGCACTGGTCGGGTCCAATCTTGGTTGGATAACCCAGAATCCCGACTCCCTGTTTCATGCACCACCTTCGTAGTTGAAGACTCAATGGAAGGACCTAATGGTATAGAAGCTAGCTGGAGGTTTGCTAGTCATGCACTACGTTATGGTGCAGGCTGTGCTATCCACCTGTCTAAGCTTAGACCAGCAGGGCATGAGAACAACAAAGGACTTGTGGCTACAGGCCCAGTCAGCTTTGGTAAAATATACTCCGCACTTAATGAGACACTCAGACGTGGCGGAGCCTACAAGAATGGTGCTATTGTATTGCACCTCGACCTATGCCACCCAGATGCGGTGGATTTTATAACTGCAACTCGATCAGAACTGCCTTGGGTCAAGCGTTGCATCGACATTGACGATGACATGTGGAAGTTTGCAGATCAAGATACAAAGGATGCCTTAATATATGGAATCAAATCAGGAGACGTCTGGCTCAACAAAATCAGACACAGCCCTTCCGGGGAGCGTATCTATGGAAACGTCTGCCTTGAAGTATACTTGCCCTCACGTGGAACTTGCTTGCTACAGCATGTCAATCTCGGTTCCTGTACTCTCGACAACTTACAAGAGGCTTTCGTACAGGGCATGTCCCAGTTGTGTGATCTCCATGGCCGGACAGGTGTTGGAGAATCTGGAGAGTACCTTACCCCAGAAGTGGACAGACAGGTTGGGCTCGGAGTGCTCGGTCTTGCCAACTTCCTCAGAAGATACAACATCACCTACGCCGACTTTGGCGAAGCACTTAGACTCGTTAACCTTGGTCACTCCGCCAGCAATGAAGCAGGGGTGGCTGCGTGGGCTTTACAACAAGCTATCTTCGAGGCTTCGCAAGTAGCGAGACAAAATAATATGGTAAGGGCGTTCGCTATTGCACCCACTGCCAGTTGTAGCTATCGCAGTAGAGACCTAGACGGCTTTACATGCACACCCGAGATAGCACCACCAATAGCTAAGATGGTTGACAGAGACTCCGGCGAGTTCGGAGTAGAAAGAGTCAACTATGGCGACGTTGAGATAGCAAGTGAAGTAGGATGGGACGCATACAAGCGTGTAGCAGACGAAATCATGACGATGCTCGATAGGACAGGATTGCTTCATGGATACAGCTTCAACTCTTGGAGTGATGTTGTAAGATATGATGAAGCATTTATAGAGGAGTGGCTTGAAAGTCCACAGACCTCTCTATATTATTCTCTCCAAGTAATGGGTGATGTACAAGACAAGTCTGATGCCTATGCTGCATTAGCTGACACTGACATTGACAGTTACTTACAGGGAATCATAGATCAAGATACAACTATTGAATGTGACTGCCAACAATGAACCCCTACATAAAATTACAAAACAGAAAAAGAACATGGACACCTGTTCAACCCACCAAAGGAGTATTAAAAGAAGGTGCTGAAGAAACCATCAAGCGTGCACTCGCAATACGTCATATGGAGCTACCAGTTGGAGAATTTATTTCTCAGGGACTGGAGAGGACTGTCCCGCAAGCGGCGAGGACACTTCTTGAATCAAACGTACAAGACGAGATTAAACATGATCTCGCTTTGGGCTTCATTGTTGACGCCCATGGGGCTGATCCCCAAGCTGAATTGGAAGCAAAGAGGTTAAGAGATGCTTGGATTGCACACCCTGACCACACTATCACAAAAGCCCTCGTTGCAGAGCGAGCTATATTCTTTGTTCTATTGCCTATGTTTCGCTTTCTTGGTGACGCTGCTCTCAGAACAGTATCAGCTGATATATCCAGAGATGAACAGATACACGTTGCGACAAATAGTCTCGTATGTACTGAGCTGGGTCTTGTTCCTAGCACTTCTTTGGATAAGCTTCGGAAG